CTTGAGCTTGTTAAAAAAGGCAGCGAAGATGAACTTAATTTGCTACTTCAGCAAAATGAAATACGTAGGCAATTAGCTTTAGCACAAAATGCTGCTAAACCCGCAGAACAGCAAGTAAGTACATCTATAATAAATGCACAGTTTGATAAGTCTGCAGCTCAAACTAAAGGGTCATTCCAAATGACCAGCTTTGATGAGCAACAGGCTTTAGATGAAGCTATATTCAATGAAGTTAAGCGAAGTGAAACAGAAATAACACGATTTAAGCTTGAGCAAGAAAAAGCCAGATGGCAAGAACAGATAAGACTTGCTGAGTCTGGTGGACTTGATTGGAGTCAAGCTCAAATAGATGCTGCTAAATCTACTGTAAAAGGAATAGACCGTGAATTATCTGAGCTTGATAACTTCATAATGAATATTGGCAAAAAAGGTTTAGGAGGTACTTTACTTGAAAAGCTTGGATTTAGCGATGACCAGATAGATGCTCTTGGAGATGCAGTTAATATAGTAATTGAACAACTTCAGTCTATAATGGATGCCGAAGTTCAATTAGCAGAACAAGCTGTAGAAGCTGCAGAAAAAAGAGTAGAAGCTGCACAGAGTGCTTACGATGCAGAAGTAGAAGCAAGAAATAATGGATATGCTAACAATGTAGCAACAGCTAAAAAAGAACTTGAACAAGAAAAGAAAAACCAGCAAGAAAAACAGAAAATGCTTGCTGCTGCCCAAAAGCGTCAAGAAAATCTTAACACTGTAATTCAAGCATCTTCACTTATTACTGCTTCTGCTAATCTATGGAGCTCATTCTCTTCAATACCTATCGTCGGCCCAGCCCTTGCATTGGCTGCTATTGCTACGATGTGGACCTCATTTGCTGTTGCGAAAGTTAAAGCTAAGCAGGTAACCGCAAGTCAATCAGAAGAATATGGTGAAGGTGGTCTTGAGTTCTTGGAAGGAGGTTCTCATGCATCAGGTAATGACATCGATTTGGGTATAGAGAATAAAAAGAAGCGTCGTATGAGAGCAGAAGGCGGTGAGGCTCTTGCTATCATTAATAAGCAAAGAACAAGAAAATATCGTAAGATACTACCAGATGTAATAGATAGCTTCAACAAAGGAACATTCGAAGATAAGTATTTGAATGCCTTTGCTAATTCTGAAGGATTGAGTATTTCTCTTAATTCTAATAATAGTATTGACCTCTCTAAAATAGAGAATGATGTGCGGAGTATTAGAAAACAGAATGAAATCAGGTATTATACAATGCCTGATGGAACTGTGGTTATGCAACGTAAAAATGTTAAACGAATAATAAAGAACTAATATGGTACCTCCTAGATATAATTTCTATATAGGCAAATTGAGTACTACATATTTGTCACAAGATACTGATATAGATAGAAATGGAAATATTTATCATAATGCATCATCAGGAATATATGCATCATCTTATAAAAATAGCTTAGAGACTGGTAAACAGATATTTTTCAACTTAATATCTTATTACGATTATAATGCTATTTTCTTTTATGATAAAAACCAGAATTTCATATCTTCTAAGACTTTAGCGAGTGTAAATAATGAGATTATAACTCCGCCTTCTAATGCAAAATATTGGGCCGTACGATTTACTTCACTCGATACAAATTTTGTAGCAAAGAAAGATACCAATTTTATCTACTTTGTTGAAAGTGTAGAGCCACATTTCAAGGACTTAAATAAGAAATACGCCAAAGAGAGTGGACAAGAATTTTTCCGTATTTCTATGGATGGCAAAATTAATCTGTTTGGCGATGCTTATGAAATTGTCAAGCAATCAAGTCTCGAGGACCAGCTCATATTTATTATTGATAAATATAATAGAACTTCTAAAAAATGGATTGAGTATTATAAAGGCGAATTTAATAAAACTGATTGTAAGTTTGACCATGATAAAAAGAAATGTGAACTTAAAACTACAGCGATAGATGATTATACAGAAGTCATGAATAAATATGAAAATACTTATGACCTTATAAAACTTGCTCCTGAAATATCAAAAATAAACTTGCATAAACGCTCACTCATGCAAGTTTATGTCCGTGGTGCCAATTCTATAACTAATTTCTTCGGTGGTACCTATTGGGAAGATGATGTGAATGAAAGCATAGATGACAATGCTGCGCTTATAAATAATTTCTATTTTTCCTATATAAAATCTGGTAATGAATTTTACATAGGAAATTCTAACGAAGCAGGTGTTAATGGCGTATATGCCGGAACTAATGGTTATTATAGCAACTGGAATGGCTATACTTGCTATTTAGAGAAAAATCCTGATGCTCAACCACCATTTACAGATGTAAGCTACTTTATTATGATAAAAAGAAATTCAGATAATAAAGTACTATATAAATCTGAAACAGCTGTTAATATCGATGATGAAACGCTGTTTTCAGAAGACCGAGATTACACTAATGATAAACACTTAAGATATACCTCTAAACTAATAGATGTGGAAAATGCTAAAAACTCATGTACTATAAGTAATTTGTTTACATATAGAATATATAGGCGCTTACTTTGTGATGTAGATACTGTAGAAGACTCAGAAGGTGTTAAAAATACCTATGATTTACCATCAGATGATTTTGTCACTGATAATAGAAACTATAAAAAATGTATTGGCTTAAAAGGAGGTTTATTCTTTTGTACTTCTAGAGCAGTAGATGAGCCAACAAAATATGGTCTAAATGATTACGGACAGTATTTTACTAACCAGTTTATTCCTAGTAGTACAGGTTTAGGAAGACCTTTGCCTATTAGCAAAAATTCATGGGCAAATGCTTCACTGTGGTATATATATGATAGTTTTTATGAATATTTTGAAGAAAAATTAAGAAAACAGTATGTATTAAAAGATAGTTATTCTATTGGCGCGGCCATAAAGGCTATTCTCAAGAAAATAGACCCTACATTATCACATGAGCCAACTGCAGAATATAGCCAATTTTTATATGGCACAACTAATCCACTAGGATTAGCAAGATTTTATGTGTATATTACACAAAAAACCAATATATTAAAAGGTGATTATGACCAGCCTGCTCAGAAAGCTGAAACTTCACTCGAAGAGCTTATGAAAATGTTGCGTGATTGCTTTAGATGTTATTGGTATATTGAAGACAATAAATTCAAAATAGAGCACGTATACTTCTTTATGAATGGTGGAAGCTATTCTAGTAGGTCAAGCTATCAGCTTGATTTTACTAAACTTACAGACCAATTTAATAAGAAGCTATCATCTTATTTCCAATCTGAAGTAGAGTTTGAAAAATCAGACCTAAATCAGCGATACGAATTTGCATGGATGGACGATGTAACCGATTTGTTTGGTGGTGTAACCATTGATGTGAAATCTAATTATATACAAAAAGATAAAACAGAAGAAATAAATATAGGCCAATTTTCATCTGATATAGACTATATGTTATTCAACCCTTCTAATTTTTCAGAGGATGGTTTTGCTCTATTATGCCCTATTAAAAGTGGCTCTACTCTTGAGTTGCCGATAATAACAGTAGATGGCCTTATAGATGAAAATGGAGATGAATATGAAGCAGCTGTACAAAATTGGTATGCATCATGGATATACTTGCAGAATTTCTATCTTTGGGATATGCCAGCATATAGTATAGAATCTAATTCTATAAATAGCCTATACGTACGGAATATAAAAAAATATATGAAGCATACTATAGAATTTCCAGTAGAAGAAGATTTAGATGAGCTTGAACTAATTAAAACCAGTATTGGAAACGGCAAAATAGATGAGTACTCTGTAAACATGAATACTAGAGTTGCAAAAGTAAAATTGATGTATAAGCCTCAATAAAACTGTGTGTTAAAAATTATTAAGAAGTTTTCTAGTTTCGTAATTTTTTATTATATTCACAGCATGAAGTTAGTGAATAATAACATATCGCCATTACCTTTTTACGATAATCTTGCGCTGCAAAATCACCGTAAAGATTATGCTTTTGGCCAGGTTTATCCGCTGATAACCTATAAGAATATGTTATTGCCTTTTCAAGTAGTTCTTGCTAGTGGGACAGCTATAAACTGGGTGAGATTATATAATTTCAATACAGGAGCATATACCGCTATAACAACAAGTATGAAAGAAAATGGCCTGACTATCAAGTCATATACCGGCTTCAAGCTTCTTAAATATCCCGGTATTCTTCCTATAGTTGAAATAAAGCATGAAGGTTTATATTATTTAGCTATTTCAATATCAGACTTAGGAACTATATACTCTGACATATTTACTGTAACTAATAAGGTAGACGATTATCTGCTTCTTGAGTATTACAACTCATATAACTTTGAGCTTAAAAATGGCATAGTAGATTTTTCTGATAATTTCAAATTTAGATGCTACTTGAATACACAAATCGGTAAACCTGAATATGACTTTGAGGAAGAAGCTACTGAACGGATGGGTTATACCTTTATTGAAAGCCAGGTAAGCAAAAAAATTTATAAGTTTACATTCGTAGCTCCTGAATATCTATGCGATGCACTTAGAATTGTAAGACTATGCGAAAGCAAACAAATTACAAGTAAATTGCAAACCTATGATTTGACTACATTTAGCATGGAGCCTGAATGGGAAGACCAAGGAGATTTAGCAGCGGTTGAATGCGAATTTGAGACTGATACTGTTATAGCTAATATAGGCGGATATAAACCTGAATTAACAGGCGGAGATTTTAATAACGATTTTAATAACGATTTTAATATAGAGTAAAAATGGCAAATTGGTCTGTTCTAAAAGCAGCTATAGCTGATGTTATAAAGACAAATGGTAATCAAGAAATTACTGGCTTTGTTCTGCAAAATACTCTTAATAGTATTGTTAATGCTGTTGGAGAAAACGCTACATTTGCTGGCATTGCCACCCCTAGCACAAATCCAGGTGTTCCAGATGGACCTGTATTCTATTTAGCTACAGAGGCAGGAATATATGCTAATTTTAATGGCATAGAAATAACAACTGGAGAAGTCGTTATTCTAGAATGGAGAAAAAGCTGGGTAAAGAAAACAACCGGTTTAGCAACAACAGAAAAAGTTACTGAATTGGAAAGTTCCTTGAATGGTGGTGATACCGGATATATCAAGCTTAATATCCAATCGTGGGTAACAGGCCAGTGGACGGGAGAAGGATCATCATTGACTCATAATGATGATCCTTCTTATAAACGTAATACTGAGGTGAGTACTCTTATTAAAAGAGGCGCAGTTTTAACAATGTATGAAGCCTCCGGAAAACAAGTGAAAATGAATGGTTATGATATTACATTCAAGTTCAGAGATTCCGCAAAAAACAAGGTAGAATGGAGATGGTATGAATCCGGTAATGGTATCCAGATTGTGAATACTGATGCTGTTGAGATTTATATGACTGTTGCATCATCCGGTATAGAGTCTTTGAACGGGTTTGTAATTAAGGGAGCTTATGTTAAAGGTCTTGACAAAAAAATCAGTGAGCTGACAGAAAATGTGGAATCTTTGGAACGATCTACGGTTGACATTATATCCAATCTTGACGAATCGGTTAATGGTGGCAATGTTGGGCGCATATATATTAATGAGGATGATCTGGTTATCGGACGCTGGACAGGTGAGGGAAAGAATCTGAAAGCAGATTCAATGGAAGGATATTTGCGCACTAAAAATTTGTATGACATAACTTTGAAAGCCGGTGACTTGGTTTCTGTATATGACAAGACTGGAAAACAAGTGAAAGCCAACAGTCTCGCCGGACTGAATATGAAGTTCAAAAACTCGACTAATACATCATCCATCATCTCCTATCATGACAACGGTACTTATTACAAACTCAATGAGGATGCGACGCAGATGACATTTTTTGGCACTTCGGAGGTAGTTGAGAAGATTACCGGTTACTATTTCAAGGGATTTCGGGTTAAAGGTCTTGACGAAAAAATCAGTGAGCTGACAGAAAATGTGGAATCTTTGGAACGATCTACGGCTGACATTATATCCAATCTTGACGAATCGGTTAATGGTGGCAATGTTGGGCGCATATATATTAATGAGGATGATCTGGTTATCGGACGCTGGACAGGTGAGGGAAAGAATCTGAAAGCAGATTCAATGGAAGGATATTTGCGCACTAAAAATTTGTATGACATAACTTTGAAAGCCGGTGACTTGGTTTCTGTATATGACAAGACTGGAAAACAAGTGAAAGCCAACAGTCTCGCCGGACTGAATATGAAGTTCAAAAACTCGACTAATACATCATCCATCATCTCCTATCATGACAACGGTACTTATTACAAACTCAATGAGGATGCGACGCAGATGACATTTTTTGGCACTTCGGAGGTAGTTGAGAAGATTACCGGTTACTATTTCAAGGGATTTCGGGTTAAAGGTCTTGACGAAAAAATCAGTGATGTAGATGAGTCTATTCACAAACATATTAATGATGTAAAAATCACTGATTTTTATCGTTCTCTTAAAATACTTTTCATAGGTTCTTCCTTTGGAGTTGACACGATTAATTACGTTGGAGATATAGCGCACAGTTATAATTTTAATATTGTTATTGGCAACCTTTATGTTGGCGCTTCTGGCATTAAGGATTATATAACATTTTACGAATCCGACAGAAAAATATCCTACTATAAGTGGGGGTTGAATGCCACTGTCTGGGAGAATGGCACCAGTACGGTAAAAGAAGCCTTGTCCGATGAAGCGTGGGATTTTGTGGTAATCCAGAACGGAGCATATCAATCCGCAGATGAGTCAACCTATTGGGATCAGGACGAGAAAGGGAATATTACCAAGAACTATGTGAGTCTGTTTGCTGACATCATTGATAGATGTTGCCTGTTCTCGCATCCTGTAATCTGTTTTAACATGACATGGGCGTACAGCGTATATCATACGCTTTCATCATCGCAAGGATCGAAGGACAAGTGGCTGAGTTTCGGTATTAATCAAAAGCAGAGGCAGCTGGGTATGTATACGGAATTGTGCCGCTTGGCTCAAAAGGTATTGCAATATTGCCCGAAAGTAAAATTCGTCATCCCTTCCGGAACAGCCGTACAAAATGCCAGAGGCACGTCTTTAAGGGCCGATACGACCATACAGGGAGTTGTGTCTCAATCCAATCCGGAAACGGGCACTACTGTTACAACCGTGGTCCCAACCATAGAAGAAGCTGAATCAATGACTGACTTGAATCAGGCTGCGGTAGATTATCCATTCATGGCCGGTAAGGATAATAACTTCATGAACTGGCATTATGGTACAGATTTGAGCAGGGACTGTCTGCACATGACAGAAGGGATCGGAAGATATCTTGTAGGAGGAGCCTTATGGCAGATGATTGGTTATAAACTTAGTCACTTAAACTTCTTAGGAAATACATACCGGACGACTAATGAAGACAAAACGAATTACAGAATCATAGCGGTTACTGACAGAAGAGCTAATATCGCTCAAAAGTGTGTGATTGCCGCATTGGATAACCCGTATGGGGTTTCAGACATTACGGAATAAAACATATACTTATGATACGAGAACTAATCATCAGATTAATAAACCGTCTGTCCGTAGAAGTACACCCGGATGCGGAATGGTTTTAAGCATAAGGTTGCAAGGTACGATTTTAAGATGGTCGCAATGGATTTAACCAGCCATGTAAGATACATTATCGGGGAATGTATAAAAATTCCTTGTAACCTTTCAATATAGAATATTAGCATTTTCTAGAGAGGCTTAATTATAATTAACTTTATTGTTTAACAAACTCCTAAATTCTTCAAAATTATGGGAGAAACTGTAGAAAAAATCTATTGCTGCGACCGCGATAACAACGACAACGCGCTCGCAGCTGCCATCCTGGCAAACGGTAATAACCGTAGAGATGATTGGGGCCCGATGGCGGCTATGATGAATGGAGGTATGAATGGCTGGATGAACAACCCCTTCGCATACCTTATGTTCCTCGCTTTGTTCCGCAATGGTGGTTTTGGATTCGGTGACGGACACGGCGCAGGCGTAGCAACACAAGGCATTGAAACTCAGGCTCAGCTCAATGCTATCCGTACCCAGTTGCAGGACAACCAGAATGCTGATTGTATTAAGTCTGCTATTCAAGGCAATGGCTTTGCTCTTAGCCAGCTGGCTCAGACACTTAACATTGATTTCAACACTCTTCAGAAGTGCTGCTGCGATGTTCAGGCTGCTATCCAGCAAGTTGCTGGTCAGGTTGGCTTCTCTGCTGAGCGCGTTATTGCAGCTATTGAACGCGGTAATTCAGGCCTTCTTGCTGCTGTTAAGGACTACTGCTGCCAGACTCAGAAAGAACTTATCCAAATGGCTGGTGACATCAAGTTGCAGAACTGTCAGATGACTGGTGAACTCCGTAACGGTCAGCGTGATCTTGGCTTTGCAATTACACAAGGTTTCTCAGCTACTGCTTTCCAGGCTCAGCAAGATAAGTGCGATATTCTTCGTGCCGGTCAGGATAACACTCAGCGTATCATCGACATTCTGAACAACCACTGGAAGGACGAACAGGCTCTGAAAATTCAGGACCTTAAGTTCGAGCTTTCTCAGGAGCGCCAGAACAACCTGATTAACGAGCGTTTCAACAGGCTTGGCAATTGTGGCTGTGGCTGGAATAATAACTGCGGTTGTGGAAACGGCTGCGGTTGTTAATTAAGGGAGGGCACTACTATGGCAGTATATTTATCACCCGTGGGATTATCCGCTGCACAAGTTCCCAACCGAGTATCTTTGTTAGCAACTTACAAAGAACGTCTGTGTCGTAGAATTTGCGAAAACTCAACAAATCAGCCTGAAGCATTTGTAACTTATAAGACTGGTACTCCAATCTTTAATGGAACGACTGTTTTTGTGCCTGTTATTGCTACTGTAACAATAGTAACGCCAGGATGTGGCTGCCAAGCAACAACTCAGGTTATTGTTGAAGAGTTTATGGCCGTATTTCAAGAACAAACCGGATTGCCTACAAATGTTGTATTATCAGCTGAGGGACAAACTCAACGATTGGCTAATGTTTCTTGTGGTAGTTCTAATTGTCTGGCTATATATAGTTCACTGACAGTATCAATCACTCCAGCGGCTGCACCAGCGGCCTAATTGAAATTGAGGGTACTCAGGGAAGTTTTTATACTTCTCTGGGCACCCTCTTTTTTATTAACAATTCAAAAGATAAGCTATATGTTGTTATTCAAAGATATAAAGCAGAATTATCCTGTATACATTCTTGATACACAGGAATTTAGCCTTATTCAAGGCAAAGCCACTCAGGTATCGTTTCCTCGACTGGAAATGAACCAGAAGACCGGCAAGACAGAGATGGTAGTAGATGTTACTATAGAGGCTAATGGAAAAATGGCGACTTATGCTATTCCTGAAAGCCATTCAGTTACCTATGCCGGGCATCTTGTTCTGTCAACAGAAAAATCTGGATTGACGAGCGAAGTTGAAGCTCAAAAGGCAAATGCTGAACAGGTTTTGGCTTCTGCTTCTAAAGCTCAAAGTATAATTGACAAAGCTCCTTCATTGCTTGCAGAGCTTAATCCTATGTATAAGGAAAAGCAAGAAACAGAGCAGCGCTTTGGCAAAATTGAAGGCTCTATTGGCGAGATGAAAGAACTCATGAAAAAGCAGCAGGAAATGATGGAGAATTTCATCAAAAAATTTGAAAGCTAAAAGTTATGGGACACAGATTAAAATGTATCATAGTAAAGCATCATACGTGCGACCATGATAAGGAGCACGAAGATGAAGAGGATGTAGTAGTAGAAAGCAGAATAGCTACTCCTCATGGTGAGCATAAGGTCAAATTCGATTTGCCTTATGAGCAAACAGCGAATGCTCTCATGTCTGCTAAAGGATATTCTGAGTATGTCAAAAAGCACGGCTATCACTTTACAGATGCTCTTGCAGAGCACGTAAGTAAAATGATGGTAAATGCTAATGGCCAACAGCATTCTTGGACTGCAAGCCAAGTCAAAAAGTCTATGGAAAGCTTAGGATTGAGCATTCCTGGCAAAGTGACAACAGGTGATGTTACCTATGCGGCTAACATGGCTTATGCAGATTTCTATCCAGACCCTCTGAAAGATGAGGCCGCATGCTTAAGGTATGCTCATAAAGTAGCCAATGACCCAGATGGGTATGATGGCATGATTTTCTGCAGATGGACTGCTGACGCAATCGGAAAAGCAATCAAGTTGGACTGGGAAAAATTCGTATAATATGTTAGAACTAATTGAAGCCAAGAACTTTGACGGACTGATGTTTTTCATAGCTATTAGAGTTGGTATTATTCTGGTCTGCTGGCTTTTCATGATACTAAGCAGTATCGTAGACTTCTGGAGTGGAACAACGACAGCAAAAGCACTCGGCCAAGCATTGATGTCGCACGGATTTCGTAGAACGATTACAAAAATCGGCGATTATGTAAGGCTGATGCTTTTTGCCCTTATGTTTGATATACTTGGAAGCTTGTTATCATTCTATATAATTCCATTTGCCACAATTCTATGTACTGTCGCAGTTATATATATTGAAGGTAAATCTGTAGTTGAAAATAGCAAACGTAAAAAGGCTCATGCCGCAGAAGTACCTGATATAGTTAAGCAGATTGTGCAAGCTACTACTGCCGAACAAGGTCATGAGATATTAGACAAAATAAGCCAATTGCTAACATTAAATGAGAAAGATAAATAAAATCATAGTCCATTGCTCTGCTACTCCTGAAGGACGAGACGTTAAAACTGAGACCATACGAGATTGGCATGTGAATGGTAATCATTGGAAAGATATTGGTTATCATTATGTGATTGAGCTCGATGGCTCTGTTCATAAAGGCAGAGATGAAAGTGTAGTTGGGGCCCACTGCTCGGGTCAAAATGCAAACTCTATAGGAGTATGCTATGTAGGAGGCGTTGCTAAAGACGGTAAAACTCCTAAAGATACGCGTACTGAGGCTCAAAAGCAATCTTTACTTGAATTGCTGAAAAGTTTAAAGGCAAAATATCCAAATGCCACAATTCACGGGCATAGAGAATTTGCTACTAAGGCATGTCCAAGTTTCGATGCTAAGTACGAGTATAAAGACCTCTGAAGCACATAAAAGCCATTCTCGTGTATAAGAAATTATTATGAGAATGGTTTTTATATTAAATATGAATAATAACAAATAAAACTCAAAGATTATGCGAGAATTAGCGAGAATAATTACACTTATATTTTTAGCCACTATATTATATGGCTGTAAGTCAATTCAATATGTGCCCGTGGAAACAACGAAAAGAGATACTACTTACTTATCTCAGACCAAAATTGATAGCATATATCATAGAGATTCAATCTATGTAGAGCGCAAAGGCGATACCGTGTATCTCAGTAAATATAAATACTTGTATAAATACGTAGAAAAGCATGATACTCTCTGGCGAGAAAAAGTTGATACAATTCAAGTTGCATACCCTGTAGAAGCTCGGCTTACTAAATGGCAAAAGATAAAAATTAATATTGGTGAATACCTGATAACCGCCATAGCCTTAGTAATTATATGGCTGTGTGCAAAATACTTCATAAAGCGGTAAACAACAGAAACAATATAAACAAGTCATTGTTTACGCCTAAAGTGCTCAAAATTAATTACTTATATATACTGTAAACAAAGAAACAATAATTTCATTAAATCTTTTCGTATTAAAAGCCGATATTTCTTATTAACCTTAATGTTAATCGGAAATTAAGAAATTAAGTTTGAAATATATAGAGGCATTGTTTTTATTGTTTCTTTGTTTACAGTAATTTCAAAGCCGCACTAAAATTGCTGTTTAATTATTTTTAACAAATAAATTCTCAAAAAATAATGGAAAATTTTTTTTCTTTCGAGAATAGTTTGTATATTTGCATATCGAAAATAAGATAATAAAATTCACCAAAATATGGAACAATTTAATATAGGTAATGTAATTGAGCACTACAAGCTAAATACGGAAGATTTAGCGAAGGTGTTATTTCCTACTGTTAAATATCCGAAACAGGCATTTGACCGTGTGTTAAAGGGTGAAGCCAATTTGGATGTTATACAGTTAGAGCGATTGGCCAATCATATTGGCGTGTTAGTAACTGATTTGTTTTCAGCAAATACCTGGAAAGGTTCATCTGAAGATGGATGCCTAACAATGCTGAAAGGCGAATATAAAGTAAAGCTGAATTATAAAGGCGTGTACGTATCTATATATAAGAATAATGAGCTTATCCACCAAAAACTCTCAAACGTACCAGATATGACAGTAAACGAGTTTATTAACTATTTAGATAACTTCATTAAAAATTACGAAAATGGAAACCATTAAAATTTCTGTTGAGGTTAGCGTAAACCTGTCTGAAAATACGCAGAAGTTTTTAACTTCATTGTTTGCAGCAGGAGTTCCAAGTGGAGCTCAAGTAGCCGCTTCAGTTTCTAAACCTGCTCCTGCTGCACTAGCAAAGCCAGCTCCCGCAAAACCTACTCCTCAGCCTGCGGCACCTGCCCAGACTCAGAGCGCTGCCGAGCCTGCTCCTTCAGCACCTGCTGCTCCGGCTGCTTCTTCTGCCTCTAAGAGCATTGAGGATGTTCGCGGAATGCTTGCAAAGAAGGTCAATGAGCATCGCGACGTAATCAAGCAGAAACTCAATGAGCTTGGAGCCCCGAGTGTAACAAAGCTTGACCCGGCTAAGTATGATGAAATGTATAACTTCTTAGAGTCACTGTAATTATGTCGAGTACAAAGAAATTGCAAAAAGCAGCTCAGAAGTTTCGCAGAGAAAATCCAGAGCTTTATGCTCAGTGTGCTATTCAATGCCGTTATTTGGCAAAATTGATAAAAGAATATGGCTCAAGCGACAAGTAGTACTAAACCACAGAAACATAGTCAGAGGAGTCATGCACTCCTCTCGGCTTCTGGAGCAGGAAGATGGCTGAATTGTACTCCGTCTGCCAAGCTTGAAGATGAATACGGAGAAAAGAAGTCTTCGGTATATGCAGAAGAAGGTACATTAGCTCATGAGCTCTCAGAGCTTTACCTGAGAAAAGATACACTTAACAGCATTAGTGAGCAAGACTTTGACCAAAGGCTCGAAGAGATAATGGCAAATGACCTGTTCAGCGAGGAAATGCTTGAAGTTGTACCTATCTATACGGATTATTGCTCAGAACAATTAGCTGAAGCAAAAACTGAAAATCCGTTAGCCGTCATGGAAATTGAGCAGAAACTCGATTTGACAGAATATGTGCCTGAAAGCTTTGGAACAGCCGACTGTGTTGTTATCAATGACAACCTTATGGAAGTTATTGACTTAAAATATGGAAAAGGTGTTCCAGTATATGCTGAATGGAATAAGCAACTTATGCTTTATGGGCTTGGAGCTTTGCAGAAATATGATACAATGTATGATATAACGGAAGTGCGATTGACTATTATACAGCCTCGCATTAACAATATATCAAGTTGGCAAATATCTGTCGAAGAACTCCGTAAATGGGCAGAAGAGGAGCTTAGACCAAGAGCTGAACTTGCTTTTGAAGGTAAAGGAGAACTCAATGCTGGAGATTGGTGTAGATTTTGTGCTGTGCGTAATCAGTGTCGTAAGCTTTATGAGCAACAACTCGAAATTGCACAACATGAATTCGCAGACCCAGAGTTGTTAACCGACGATGAGATTGCTGATATAGTTAAGCGTGTGCCTAAGCTTATAGAATGGGCTAATTCAATAACAGAATATGCACAAACTAAAGCGGTTAACGAGAATAAGCAATGGCCGGGGCTTAAATTAGTTGAAGGAATTAGTCGACGCAAATGGGTTGACGAAGACCAAGCTTCTAATGCAATTTTTGCGCGTTGCCCTGAACTTTCAGAAGATGAGATTTTCAATATGAAGCTTAAGCCAATTACTTCTATTGAGAAGTTAGTAGGCAAAAAGCGTTTTGAGGAAATACTCTCAGATGTGGTTATCAAGCCACAAGGCAAACCTACTCTTGTACCGCTTGAAGACGAGAGACCAGCAATGGGATATGCTCAAGCACAATTAGATTTCAAAGACGAATAATATTTTTTAGCATGGAACGTAATCCTTCTATTATATCACCAAAACAGGTAGGAACTGCTTTTGGTCATGACCCCAATAATATGATTGGCTATGGTATCAATTGTATTAACTTTAAAGCTAAACATAGAAAGCTTAAAGGTTATATGAGAAATAATAGAAAAAAGTAATAATAACAACTTAAATTAAAAGACAATGAGTAATCAAGTAAATTCAACCAAGGTTATAACTGGCAAAGTAAGATTTTGTTATGTAAATGTGTTCGAGCCCACAGCTATGAATGAGGGCGATACTCCTAAGTACAATATCTGCGTTCTTATTCCTAAGAGCGATACGGCTACTATTGACAAAATCAAGAAAGCCATAGAAGCTGCAAAGGAAGCAGGTAAGGCAAAACTCGCAGATAAGAATGGCCGTATTCCAGCAAACCTCAAATTGCCTCTACGTGATGGCGATGAAGAGCGTCCGGATGACCCAGCATTTGAGGACCATTATTTCATCAATGCAAACTCAATGCGTCAGCCGAGCATTGTGGACCGCTCACTCAATCCAATTATGAGCAGAGACGAGTTCTATTCGGGTTGTTACGGCCGTGCTTCAATCAACTTCTATGCTTTCAATGTTTCATCCAAAGGCATCGCTGCTGGATTGAACAATCTCCAGAAGCTTGAAGATGGAGAGATGTTGGCTGGTGGCTCAACCGCTGAAGAAGATTTCGGTGGAGATAATGCTGTTCAGGATGACAATATGATGTAATTTCCTTTCTGCATCAATGAGTATAGTAGTTTAATGGTAAAACTTACTTCGGAAACCGTCTGTGGAAACCAAGTAAACGTGGGTTCGAGTCCCGCCTATACTCCTATTGGGATAGTAGCTTAATGGAAGAGCAGTGTGGTACCACTTAAAAACAACGAGAGCAAGATGCAGGTTCGAGTCCTGCCTATTCCACAATTCTATAATATCAAATAAAGAAATAATGGCAAAAAATCTTTTTATAGACGTTGAAACATATTCATCTGTAGATATTAAAGAGTCTGGAGCTTATAAGTATATTGAGTCACCAGACTTTGAAATTCTTATAATAGGATATGCTTTAGATGATGGCCCGGTAAAGATAGTAGATTTGGCTCAAGGTGAAGAAATGCCTGAAGAGTTTGAAGAAGCTTTGCTTGATCCGGATTGTGTAAAAGTGGCACATAATGCAGTATTTGAGCGCTTGAGCTTTAAGCGTATAGGATATAATGTTCCAGCAGAACAGTGGTATTGTACCTCTGTAAAAGCTGCGTATTGCGGTTTACCACTTTCTTTGGACGGAGTATCAAAGGCTCTTAATCTTACAGATAAAAAGCTAGATACTGGTAAAGTGCTTATTAAATACTTCTCATGCCCATGCAAAGCAACTCGAGTTAATGGCATGCGTACTCGGAATTATCCCGAACATGCTCCTGAAAAGTGGGAAATGTATAAGGAATATAACAAGTATGACGTACTTGCAGAGCGTGAGATATTTAAGAGATTAGAGGCATATATCATTCCTGATATTGAGCGCAAGATGTATGTGCTTGACCAGAATATAAACGATAGAGGTATTTTGGTTGATATGGAATTAGCAGAGTCTGCTATCGCAGTAGATAACACATATACTTCTATCTTAACGCAACATGCTCAACAGCTAACAGGGCTTGAAAATCCAAACTCACCAGTTCAAATTAGGCAATGGGTTGAAAAGACAACAGGATGTGTTGTTATGTCACTTTCAAAGGAAACAATGCCTGATTTAATGAAAGAGTTTGCAGATTATCCAGATGTTATCGAGTTACTTAATATACGCAAAAAGCTCTCAAAAACGTCCATTAAGAAGTATTATGCTATGCTTAACTGTGCCATGAAAGACCATAGAGTCCGTGGTACATTTCAATTCTATGGCGCAAATAGAACTGGACGTTGGGCCGGTAGATTATTACAATTACAGAATCTATCAAAAAATCATGTATCACACATAGAAATACCGCGCGAAATGATTAGAGCGAGAGATTGGGAATCTGTTGAAATGATGTATGATGATGTTTCAGATATTTTGTCGCAATTAGTAAGAACAGCTCTTATACCACCAAAGAATATGAAGTACGCAGTTGCAGACTTTTCTGCAATTGAAGCAAGAGTAATATCTTGGCTTGCTAATGAAAAGTGGCGATTAGATGTATTTCACGGCGATGGTAAGATATATGAAGCAACTGGAGAAAAGATGTTTGGAGTACCAAAGTCTGAAATTAAAAAAGGCTCAGTGCTTCGTGACAAATCAAAAATTTCAGAACTTGCGCTCGGCTATGAAGGTGGTCTTGGCGCGTTAAAGCGCATGGGAGGAGACAAAATGGGACTTTCAAATGTTGAAATGATAGGCCTTGTGCGCAAATGGCGAATAGCAAATCCAGCTATTGTAGACATGTGGAAAGAAATAGATGAAGCATCTAAAGAAGCAGTTAGATACCACAGAGCCGTAAAATGTACAAGTAAAAACGTGATATTTGACTGTGATGGAGAGTTTATGACAATAGAACTACCTGTTGGTAGAAAACTATTTTATTATAAGCCAGAATTTAAAGATAAAAAAATAGGTCGTTCATCTATGCCTATTCGTAGCCTATGCTATAGAGGTATTGACCAGACAACAAAACAATGGATAAGTATAGACACGTATGGTGGCAAATTAACAGAAAATATTGTGCAAGCAGTATCAAGAGATTTATTAGCTGATGCTATGCTTAGAATGGAAAAAGCTGGTTATGGAATTGTTGGTTCAATACACGATGAAGTAATAACAGAAGTTCCAGAGATTAATGCACAAGAATGGTATGATAATTTGGTTAAGATAATGTCCACTCCTCCTTCATGGGCTTATGATTTACCACTTAATGCTGATGGTGGAGTTATGGACTTTTATCAAAAGTAATGATTATGCAAGTAGGTAAATTAAAATATGATGGAAATTTAAGCATAGCTGTTGGATTAAATGTTTCAAGTAAAATATGGAAAAATACCAAAATAACTTGGAGTAATTTAGTTCAAAAGCTAGCCACTCCAGTAGTAACTACTGAAACATATAAGCGGTTTATAAATGCCACAAAAGAAGAACAAGGAAAGATAAAAGACGTAGGCGGATTTGTAGGCGGATTTCTTACAAATGGTAGGCGTGATAAAACAAATGTACTTTACCGCCAGTTAATTACATTGGATATTGACTTTTCTCATGAGAACTTTTGGTGGGACTTTACAATGTTATTTGATTGTGCTGCGGTTATTCATTCAACCCATAAGTCATGTCCTGAAAAGCCACGACACAGATTGATAATTCCACTTGATAGAGAAGTATCGCAAGAAGAATATCAAGCTATTGCTCGAAAAGTTGCTGGAGACCTAAACATTGATTTGTTTGACCAGTCAACTTTTGATGTAAATAGACTTATGTTCTGGCCGTCTGTATCATCAGATATGGAGTACTACTTTGAATTTCAAGACGGACCTTTCCTTGAAGCTGATTATATCCTTGGGCTATATGATGATTGGCATGATACAAGCGAATGGCCAACTGCTACAGATAGCACAGATGTAATAATGCAAGCTATCAAAAAGCAAGAGGACCCAGAAGATAAAAAAGGCATAATTGGTGTTTTCTGCCGTACTTATACTATACAAGAAGCTATTGAGACTTTTCTTTCAGATGTATATACACCAGCTGGAGAAGGACGATATACATATATAAATGGCTCTACAGCTGCGGGCTTAATAGTCTATGATGATAAATTTGCATATTCTCATCATGGAACAGACCCTGCTGGAGGTAGACTATGTAATGCATTTGACTTAGTTCGCATACATAAATTTGGCCATTTAGATACAGGCAAAGAAAAAGAAGACAAAGATAAAAAGAGCTTTAAGGCAATGGAAGAATTTGCCTCTAAGGACTCTACAACAAAAAAGCATATTGCTGAAGAAAAGTTTGCTGAAGCTAAATTCGAGTTTGCAGAAGAAGCAAAAGCAGAAGTTCCTGAAGAATATGATACTTCATGGACAGAAGAGCTTGACGCTAATACAAAAGGCGAATATGATAATTCTGCCAATAACTTGAATATAATAATTCAGCATGACCAATTCTTAAAAGATGTATTTAAGCTAAACATTTTTGATAATAAAAGATATGTTACACGTTCGTTACCATGGCGTAAAGTCGATACTGTGGAGCCTCTTCGTGATGTTGACTATTCTGGTGTTCGTAATTACATTGAGTGTGTTTATGGCATTGTGTCAAGTCAAAAAGTGGACGACGCGCTTGCGCTTGAATTTGAAAAGAAAAAGTTCCATCCGATAAGAGAGTATATATGTGCTCAAAAGTGGGATGGCATACCGAGAGTTAATACATTATTGATTGATTATTTTGGAGCAGAAGATAACGCTTATACTAGAGCCGCCATTAGGAAGACGTTGGTGGCGGCTGTTGCGAGGGTATTCGAGCCAGGTATTAAGTTCGACACAGCGCTTATACTTGTCGGAGAACAAGGAACATATAAAAGTACTTTCGTTAAAAAGCTCGGCATGGAATGGTTCTCAGATACATTCACGACTGTGCAGGGCAAGGAGTCATTTGAACAGATACAAGGGGCGTGGCTGATTGAAATGGCAGAGCTTTCAGGTCTTAAGAAAGCAGAAGTAGAGTCAATCAAGCACTACATATCAAAAAGAGAAGATATGTTCAGGCCAGCGTATGGTAGAACAGTAGAAACATATAAAAGGCAATGTGTATTTTTTGGTACTACTAATAACAAAGATTTCTTACGTGACCCGACAGGAAATAGACGATTTATGCCTATAGACGTAAGGCCAGAATATGCTACAAAGTCTGTAAATGATGACCTTACACAAGATGAAGTAAATCAAATATGGGCTGAAGCATATCAGTTATATTTAGCAAAAGAGCCTTTATACCTCGTTGGTGATGAAGATATAATTGCTAAGATTGAGCAGCATAAACACTCAGAAGCAGATGAGCGAAAAGGTATTATTGAAGAATATCTTAATACTAAATTTCCAGATGATTGGGATAAAATGGACCTGTACGACAGAAGACGTTGGCTTGAAGACCCATTGTCTAAAAACGGTACAGTACAAAAAGATTTTGTCTGCATTGCTGAAGTGTGGTGTGAGTGCCTCGGCAAAGATAAGACAGAAATGTCAAGATATAATACCAGGGAGGTTAATGAAATTCTTAGGTCATTGCCTGAATGGGAAGCTATAGCATCCACTAAGAACTTTCCTTTATATGGAAAACAGAAATATTATAAACGTAAAGATAGCTTATTATGAAGTATATAGAATATAATGCTGAAAATGTAAACAAATACAAATCAGATGGTAACATGCTTATACATGCAAGAACAGGTGATGATGTATTTGGAACTATGCTTATAGATGATAACAATAAGCTTATAGGATATATAGCTTGGCAAAATAAAATGATAATAGCCTTTGAAGTAGTTAAAGAATGTAGAAGACAAGGTTATGGCTCAAAGTTGCTATTAAAAGCTATAAACTCAGGAAAAGTCAAAAGGTTAACAGTATCTTCTAGCAATGAAGATGCAATATCTTTGTATAAGACTTTTGGCTTTATAGAAACAGGATTTGATTATTCAAGTAACCGCTTAATAATGACATTGCCATGATACTATTTAATAAAAGATGTGAAATATGTGGTAAACCCACTTCAGACCAATACGTGAATGAGATTGATGACCATATAATATGTATACATCATTTTCGAATGTTATTAGAAGCTGGTTTACTATTTGAAGGTATGGACGATAAATGGCACTTTATGTTTGTGCATGAAAAAGATGTTAAAGAACTTATTAAAATGTTGTAATATAATAGTAAATTTTTATAAAATAACAAATAGTATAAAAGTTAAGCCTCTATTAGCGTCTAAAAATATAAGTTGCATTCCTAAAAAAGGAGAATATGTAATGCTTTCCGGCCAATGCTTTAGAGTTTTTAAGGCGATATTTGATAGAGATAGGTGCGAATACAACCTTTATTTAATGAGGGTATGATTATTAAGCAATATGTAGTTGAGTGCGATAAATGTAATAAGCTGATTGGCGTTTATAATCACTATAAGCCAAGTCTAAAACAACTACGCAAATGTTGTGCTGTTATAATAAACAACGGCACACCGCGGCTAATATGCAAAGATTGTATAAAGTATGAAACAGATAGACAGTGAAAAAGTTGTAGAGCACAAATTGGTTGAGCTTGTTAAGATAAATGGTGGCATGTGTATAAAACTGCTGTGTGACCAACTTATAGGCTTACCAGATAGAATGTGCTTATTTCCGGGCCATAAAATAGTTTTTGTGGAATTAAAAACAACTGGACGAAAGCCTAAGCGCATACAGGCATATATGCACAATAAGCTTAGAGCTTTGGGCTTTAGAGTTGAAGTAATAGATACAGTAGAAAGCGTAATAAACTTTGTAGATGATATTGTATTAAGCAAATGAAAGAAACAGATTTACATAAATACCAATTAGCCTGTGCGGAGCATATAATTACTCACCCATTTTGTGGAGTATTTCTTGATATGGGATTGGGTAAGACAGTATCAACACTGACGGCTGTAAACTATTTGATGTTTGACTATCTTGAGATTAACTCGGTGTTAGTCATAGCACCAAAGCGAGTAGCTGAGTCAGTTTGGCAAGAAGAAGCAGAGAAATGGGACCACTTAAAGCATTTGCGCTTTTCTAAGATTATAGGTACTGCTAAACAGCGAATAGCAGCTGTTATGGAAACAAAAGCTGATATTTATATCATATCAAGAGATAATGTTGCATGGCTTTGTGCTTTATATGGTGGAGGCAAATTACCTTTTGATATGGTAGTAGTTGATGAACTTAGCAGTTTTAAGTCTTATAAATCAGAGCGTTTTAAGGCATTACGCGGCGCAAGACCTTATCTTAAAAGGTTAGTAGGACTAACTGGTACACCCGCTCCAAATGGACTTATTGATTTGTGGCCTCAAATATATCTTATGGATAGAGGCGAGCGCCTTGAAAAGACAATATCCAGATATAGAGAAAGGTATTTTCGGCCAGGTCAAACGAATGGTCATGTCGTATATTCATACGATTTGATGAGTGACTCAGAATATCTAATACATAAGAAAATAGAGGATATTTGCATAAGCATGAAAGCCGATGATTATCTTGAAATGCCGTTTAGGACAGATAACTATATAAAGCTTAGAATGCCTGAAGCTCTAAAGAAGCAATATGATGACTTTGAAAAGAATAAAGTGCTTGACTTAATAAGTGCTACTGAAACGATTGAGCAAGAAGACGAAAATGGTAATTCAGTATTTGTTGAAAAGCCTGTGGAAGTAAACGTAGTCAATGCCGCTGCCCTTTCAAATAAATTACTTCAATTTGCTAATGGAGCTATATATGATGAAGAAAGAAATGTGTTTCCAATTCATGATATTAAGCTTGAAGCTCTTAAGGAGATAATTGAAGATGCAAATGGCCAATCTGTGCTTGTAGCATGGACCTATCAATTCGATAGGGATAGAATCGTGGAATATCTTAAAAAATATAAGCCAAGAGAGCTTAAAAACAATAAAGATATTGAAGACTGGAATGCTGGTAAAATACAAGTTATGTTAGCACATCCAGCATCAGCAGGCCATGGGCTTAATCTTCAAGCAGGAGGTAGCATAATAGTTTGGTTTGGGCAAACATGGAGTCTTGAATTATATCAACAGTTTAATGCTCGATTATATCGGCAAGGACAGCAAAATCATGTTGTTATAAATCATTTGATATTGCAAGGCACTCACGATGAAGATGTAATCAGAGCACTTAAAGCAAAAGATAAAAAGCAAAATGCCTTAATGGATAGCATAAAAGCAAAAGATAAAAAGCAAAATGCCTTAATGGATAGCATAAAAGCAAAAATTGACAAATATAAAAAATTTATGTAATATGGGACGTAATGGAAAACAAGCTCCGGTATTTCCGGAAATGGTAAAATTTGTTAACGATAATGTTGGCAAAGTAGTAAGTTCAAAAGAAATTCTGCTTGGTAAAGAGCCAGGTAGAAACTCAGAAACCGCGTATCTTTATAAGTTTGTAAAACTTGGATATGTAGAGCCTGTAGACGATAATAGCTTTGTGAAAGATAAAACAGCAAGCTTTAAGGTGATAAAAGAATTTCCTAAGCATTACAATTCTGTTATGTTTATGGATGAACTGAGAGTGGCAAATGGGTATATACCAGATAATCATAAACGTAAAGTATATTGATATGAAAGCAACAGATGTACAAATAGGTGGTAGCCATTATAAAGATATGGCTATGCAACCAATAGAGCTTATAACTGCTTTAAGATGCTCTTTTATACAAGGATGCATTATAAAATATATTAGTAGGTATAAAGCTAAAAATGGAGTGCAGGATATAAAGAAATGTATTCATTATGCTCAACTAGCTATTCAGCTAGGAGACAAAAGAAGATGCAATGATAAAGCTCTCTCTCTTAATATAAATAAGTTTATTATTAAAAATAAACTGACGATACTTCAGCGGAGAATTATTACTCAAACTGCATATAATAATTATGAGCAAGTTATTCAATTTTGCAAAGAATTACTGCAAATAGAATATCCAGAAGAGCAATAAAATCTGGCCAAGTTAAGAAGTGTTAAGTGAGTGCATTTTATAATGAAAAAAATTTTCTATTCTCGGAGAAAATTAGTATATTTGCATATCTAAATAAAGATAATAAAATGGACAAGAAAAGAACCTTTCAGCAAATAGCTAAAGATATAAAGTCAACATGGCTTAATGTATATTTTGGCGCAGTGCCTTATTTAGAGGCAATGCTAACACTTGATACTTCAGACCCGAATGCTATGTATTTTTATGATACCGCAGGAGATATTGTTAGATACTTCTTGGCAAATGCACAAACATTTAGAGGTGCTGATGCAAAAAGATTAAAAGCAGAACTAAAATCGATGCTGTAATGGATGAGATACTTAAACTGTTAAAAGAGAATAACGAAATGCTTGAGAATAATCCAGAGTTAAAATATAAAATAATAAACAGTTTTAAATCATGAGTAATATATTAGAACAAGCAAATCAGATTGTGAATGAGCGCTCAGAGGAAAAAGAGCGTCAGTACGGGCCTTTTAAGGCATCAATGGAAAGAGCGGCAGCTCTTTATAACTTGATGTCGCCTAAAGACCAGCAAATAACAACCGCTGGTATGTATAGAGCTATGATAGCTCTTAAGTTATCGCGTGAGGCTTATGCACACAAAGAGGATAATCTTCTTGATGCGATTGCTTATATGGGCTCTATGAATGACTACTTAGAAGAACATAAAGAAATTTTTAATGACAAATAATCATGAAGCAGTTTATTAAAAATTTTTTAATAGGTTTATGCCTTGCACCTATAGCAACAGTGATAGCATGTGTAATGATTTCGCCTATATTTATTATGATGTATGTGCATAGTGAATGTATACAAGGGCTATTACTGTTAGTATATATGGCTTTATTATTTGCTGCCATTGTGTCGACTATTAACAAACTATCAAAAAAAAATAATAAAGAACTTAGAGATAAAATTAAAAATAATTATGGCAAAAGTTTATAACACAACAGACTTCAGACCAGACCAGGCGTTTGAGCGTCATGTATTCCACAGAGACCAGTTTGCGCATTATTTGCGTTGGACTCACATTTTGAAAGAAGCCAAGATAGGTGAATCTATCGTTGATTTTGGCTGCGGGGCTGCTAATTTACTTGAGGTGTTATACCGAAACAAATTTAAGCAGAAAGAGTATATTGGTATTGATATTCGCGAAAAAACAATTCAACAAGCTGCTGAAAAGTATGCGGATGTACCTTGGGCTCATTTCTATGTTGCTGACCTTGCTAAAAACTACATGGATTTCAGCAAGTTTAATGCTGACAAAGTCTGTGCTTTTGAAGTGCTTGAGCATGTTGGCAAACAGAATGCAGATGCATTTTTGGAGAACTTTAAGGCTTGTGGCAATAATAACGCTACTTATTACCTTTCAACTCCAAACTATGACCCATCTGTAGGAGCAGCTGGTAATCATACTTATGACTCAGGTGATGGTCGCGGAGTTGATGTGCAAGAGTTTGACCATTGGGAGCTTGAAGGCATATTGTTGAAGCATTTCAGCATAGTAAAGAAGTTCGGTACATTTGCTTCAGCTAAAGACTATAAGCCACTGATGAACGATTGGCAACAGAAAATGTTTGATGCTCTTAAAGAGTATTATGACTCAAACCTCATTGCCAATATCATGGCTCCTATGTTCCCGGATGCTTCACGTAATACTCTTTGGGTATTAAAGCGTAAGCCGGGAGATGTAAAAGTTGCTCCTAAAGCCACTGAGCAGCCAAGTTTATTCGATGACGATTTAATGTAACAGATATGAAGATAAAAGAAGCTTTATTCAAACTCAATGACTTTTGCAATGCAAATAGAATTGAGTATATGGTAACAGGTACAACTGCTCTGGCTATGCTCGGAGTTCCGTCTAATCCACAGGATATAGATATAAAGGTATTTCATTTGAAAGAAGAGCAGGAAGCAAAGTTAAAAGAGCTTCAATTCCTATCTGGCTTTGAGAATGAAAACTATGAAGGAGGCGGGTGTTACTCATTTGTAATTGATGGAGTAAAGATAAATGCTATCATTGACAAGACTGAAAGCTATGATGAGATTATATCTAAAGAGGTAGTATTGGATATAATCGACGAGCCTCATGCAAAACATCATCTTATAGGTGTTCAGCTAGTAGCTCTCGCCTTAAAAGATAAGATGAAGCTCAGAAGAGATAAAGACAAAACATACATGTTGAACTTAATTGCTAATTTGGCATCATTATGAAAAGTTTAATTTCAGTAACTCCAAGAGAGTTTAAACGCAACTTCAATGAAGTAATGGAAATGTGCACAGATATGTGCATGACAACCAATCAGGAGATTATTATCACTGTTCCTACGAGCAGAAAGTCAAATACTCATGCAGAAATAGCCAAGCTTATTCCTGTAGAAGGAGGTATTAAGTATGAGTACAATAAAGAACTTATGGATAAGCATGGCATTAACGCTTCTAATCCTAAGCTTTCAAAAATTGGAGCTATCATGGCTGATGCTTTTGAAAAAGAAGGAGTTTACAGCCTTATAAGTCCAGAAGTTGAACATAGACTTGCTAGAGCTGTAGAAACAGCAGCTAAGGAACTTGTTAAAATGATGTAGTCATGAAATTTGCAAAAATAAGAAATGTAAAGTCCCCTGTTCGCGGGACTGGTAAAGCAGCAGGAATTGATTTTTTCGTTCCTAACTTTGGAAATAACAAAGGCTTTATCGTAAATCCAGGAACTGATGTTTTGATACCATCAGGTATTAAGATGGAAATTCCAGAAGGATATATGCTTATGGCAGCCGATAAATCAGGAGTTGTAACTTCTAAATGGGCTTGTCTTGGCGCTGGTAGAACGCCGAAAGCAGAAGCATTTGAAAGCATTGTTATCCTCGGAGCCAAGATTGTAGATGAAGATTACCAAGGTGAAATTCATATACATGTTGTTAATGTCGGCAAAGCCAAAGTCCACATTAAGCCAGGTATGAAAATAGCACAATTTATTCTTGTGCCTGTATCGTATGAAGGCCTTGAAGAAGTTTCTGAGTCAGAGCTTTTCAGCCGTTCATCCGAGCGTGGCGATGGAGCACTCGGGTCTACTGGGTCATACTAAGGATTGATTTTCACATTATTCTCGCGCGCAATATCGCGCTTTAAGTACATGAATGATTGAATAATAATGGAATAATAGGCGTGCTCTAGAACGCGCGAGAATATATAAACTTTAAGCACATGAAACAGCTCAAGAAGAAAACAGTTGAAATTCCACAAGTCATTTATACAGACCAATTTCTTAGATTTGTGGCTGTTTATGCCAACAGATTTAAGGCCACAAATGGATATGGTAGATGGCTTGCTGAATATAGACGGATGGATGAGCATGGATGGTTTAAGCCAGAAAAGTTGAGAGAGCTTTATATCGATATATTAAAAGATACAAGCGCTTTGTCTTATATATACTGGGATGCAGTACACTATATTTGTATACAAGCTCTTGATGCTACCAAAGCTTTTGTATCAGCCAATTCATTTGAAATAAGAGTAATTACTGGCGAAATAGCATTTGACGATAACGACGAAGAACTTACAGGCTTATCTATGGAAGAAGCAATAAGTATTTGCAATGCCATGAATGAGGAAGCTGAAGAATTGTTGTTTAGAGTTTATAACAGTAACACTAATAAGTTGATAGCATGACAGACAAAGAAAAAATAGCAGATGCTGCGAATAATATGGAGAATAAATATATAAAAAATATACCTGAAAACTTTTGGTTTCTCAGATTTTTAGGCCAATATATGCAAGGTCATAAAGGCTTTATAGCTGGCGGTTGTTTTAAGAACATTCTCTCAAGAGAAAAAGTGAAAGACGTAGATATTTTCTTTCACAATCAATCTGATTTTGATGAGGCTGTTGCACACTTTAATAGTTTAGTTGAAGAGGGCACATGGACTTTTAAATATAGAAATAACAAGGCTTGTGCCTTTCAAGAAAAAGGCAGTTCTATGTGGGGTAGAACTTATTGAATCAGTATTTGGAACGCCTGAAGATATTCTGAATAATTTCGACTTTACCATTACTAAGTTTGCATATTACAAGGAGATAGTTCCTGATAATATGACTAGTATGCCCGCTGATGAGAGTGAAGATTTTCCTTTTGATGACAGCGATGATAAATGGCATTGGGAATATATGCTACTATATCATAGAGATTTTTTTGAGCACTTGCATCAAAAGTGCTTAGTACTAGACAACAAAATTCCTTTTCCAATATCTACTTGGGAGCGCTCATACCGGTATAAGGGTTATGGCTATAACCTCTGTAGAGAATCAAAGAAAAAGTTACTTGACGCTATTAGAAATACAACACCTAAAGATGATGAGTTATCGATGTATAATATAGGAGGATGGGATTAGTATGGGAAAAATGCAATATGGAGTATTTGACTCAGTAGGTAAATTACTAAGATACTTTAATACCTACAAACAGGCTGAGACTTTTAAAATATCTCAGCAAAGATATGATTGGAGTGTTAAACAAATTTGGATAGAATAGTTATGAATATAGCTTATAAAAATGCAACAGAAGCCTTTGAGGATTTATATGGTTTTATAATGGGCCAAGGAGTAAATACTAATGTTGGAACAAAAGCTGTTTACAATGTTGGTTTTTATTTACTTAATCCTCAGCAACGCGTCATAACAACAGAATGGCGTAAATTCAGCGAACGATATGCAGAACGCGAATATGCCTGGTATATGTCTGGAGATAGGAGTGTAGCTGAAATTAAAAAGCATGCTCCTATGTGGGATAAAATGCATGGTGGAGATAACATTGTCAATTCTAATTATGGATGGCAGTGGACTCGCAATCACCAATTGGCAAAGTGCATTAAACAGCTTAAAGAGAATAAAGATACTCGTCAAGCTTGGTTTACTATATTTGATGGTAAAGAAAAAGATGACTATGAATATGATACACCTTGTACACTATCAGTCGGATTTGATATTAAGCCTCAAATAGGAACTCTTGATATGTGTGTAACTATGCGAAGCAACGATTTGGTTTATGGTTTTTGCAATGACCAATATTGCTGGACAAAACTTCAACAATTAGTCGCAGATGAGCTCGGTGTGCCAATAGGCACTTATTACCATTTTGCTCATGATTTGCATATATATAAGAGACATTTCGATATGCAAGAAAAGTATTATAAACAACAACTTAAAAACTTATAAAAATGAAGCTGGAAGATTTGAAAGTTATTGATATTATTTAAATGCCTCAGTTTGAAAAGCATATTGAGGCTTTGATTAAGGACTTGTACTTAACTCGTACGAAGATTATGAATGAACATCCAGATGTTCAATTCAAAAGAGGTCCCATTGAAAGATTACAAGAGAAAAAGGTATTTGGGCCTAAAGCTCTTGCTGCTCTTTACGCGAAAGTAGTCGATAAGACTATAAATACAAGCAAATATCCTTCTACACTTAGAACTTTTATTAAAGGAATAGGTGATGAAGCTTTTCATAGGACTTATGTTGAATTAAAGCAAGCAGAAGAGGGAGAAAAAGTAAAAACAATAATGGCTAAAAAGGAAGAAGATGAAAAAGGTGTTTAAATTTTTATGGAGATGTGTAGGTGTGCTTTATTTCCCTATATATCTATTGGCCTGGGTATTGCATAAAATAGCAAGACTCATGCTTGCAATTGCATATTTTGGATTGCTTAACAAGCAAGCTGGAAAAGATATAATCAAGTCATTATTTAAGTGGCATGGAAGATATTAAGCAATATGGAGACTTAACCGAAAAGGAACTCTTTGAATTTCTCGATGAAATTAAAAGCGATGATGAGGATATTCAAGAGGCTCAATCTGAGGCAATTGAAAAAATTACCTTAGAAGAAGAGCATGTTGAATTATCTGAAGAAGAGCAGGAAAACAGAGAGATTGAAGCTAGATATGGAGATAAAATGCCATGGACAGGCTTAGGTCCAAACAATTGCCAAGGTGTAAAACTGTTTGGACCTGAGGGACAGCGCAGAGCTGCAATGGCTAGCATAGAAGCTAAAAGGAAAAAGTCTCAACGGCTTAAAGAAGATAGAATACGTATTCAGCGTGAAGCTTTCAGGCAAGAATATATACGCCTGAGTGACCCTATAGGAAATGAAAGGATTAAGCTGTTAGTTTCATCACTTGTTAAAGAACACACAAGAATGGTTGATAAATACTCAACTTATATAAACAAGCGATTAACTACTTTACTTAATCCTTTTATTCCACGTAGGTTAAGAATATGTAAAAGCTTATATCCTGACTCAATTCGCTCATGCCCTGGCTTTTTATATAAAGCAAGTGAGGAATATGGTGCTGGATTAACTTTTTGGGCGATGCCGAATATCCCATATTACTTTGCTCAAAATACAGAGCAAAAAGTTCTTATGGAGCATAAATCACCATTCTTGGTAAATGTGGACCAGTCCATAAAGTTCTATCATGAGCATCTTAAAAAAAGAGCAGACAAAGAGCTTAAATATGCTTCTTTAATATACCAAAAAGGCGTATATTCATACTTTGACCTGTTAAGGCTTAATCCATTTTGGTATGAAGTTTTATATAATGATTTGCAAAACAAGATTAAAGAAATGGTATGAAAAGTAATAACATTAAATTAGCATTGCCAAGAATTTTAATCTACCAAGATGAAGACTGTAAAATCCTGGTAGATTATTTGGTGTATAACGGCTTTCAAGTAATAACCTCAACTGAGGATGATATACTAATCAAAATCAGAGAAAAGAATTATGACTTATGCATATTAAGCCATTATAAAACAACAGATGCCTCTATGAGGCTAAAGCCATTAAAATTTTTGCGCAAATCAGATGATAAAATACCAGTAATAATGGTATCAGACAAAGCCCGATATGAGTATGTAATTGAAGCATTTGATGAAGGCGCGGATGATTATGTTATAAGGCCATATAACATTGAGGAGCTTATAAGAAGAATAAAAGCCGTTCTAAAAAGATGTGGTGTGCGAGTAAGAAGTATAGAGCCATCTTATGAGATAGGCGATTACCTGTTTAATACAGTAGATAAAATTCTTACTATAGGCAGTGTAAAAACACAGCTTAATAATAAACAAAGCCAAGTTCTTGCTTTACTATGTGCCTATAAAAATGAAACATTACCCAAGAAAATACTTATGCAACAAGTATGGACTGATGATAACTACTTTAATAAACGTAGCTTAGACGTTCATATATGTATGCTGCGAAATATGCTTAAAATGGATAACCGAGTAGCTATAGAAACTATACGAGGAGTCGGTTATTCTCTCGTTATAGAAGAAGATGAAAGCTTAATGTAAAAAAGGCAGACTACTTTTTTGTAGTCTGCCTTATATTTCTCTCGTTCACTTGTTAAGCTACGCGTTTCTTGAAATTCTTCAAAAAATACAGGCTCATTTTTCCTGTCACAAAATCCTCATCTTGATTGCCTGTATGAAAACACTTAAGGCCATATTTATTGGTATAAACCTTAAAATCACCGCGTAATTCTCTTGTTCCAGTTTGGTTATTAAACCACCACACTCTAATATGATTTGCATCAAGCCGTTTTATTTGCTGCTGAATATATTTGGTAAGGTCCTCATATTCATCATAATCGACTTGGTCTTCAACATACGGAACAAAAGTACATTCTATAAGGTCTGAGTCATCAACTGCTTTCCAATCATCTTCTATATAAAAATTATTGGAAAACATTTCAGATACCTCATTGGCTTCTTCCAAATTGTCTTCATCTAATGGCTCTTCACCATAATACAAAAAGCAAAAAGCGTCATTTGATATTTGCAAAGTCTGCTTTTTGCTGTAATCTAAAACAAAATTGCTCATTTATTCTCCCGTTCTATAGTTTCACGATATTTCTTCTCAAGCTCTGCTATTTCATCTAAAGCAGCTTGAGGCTGAACTAATTGAACAGCGATTGGCAGTTCATTTTCTTCTTGCATTGCTTGAACTGACTGAGAGCCATCAAGCAAATTCTCTTGCTGTACCTCTTGGGTATTCTCTTGTTCATTTATTTCCATATTGCAATTATTTATTTTTGTTCAACATTTCTCTCGTTGGGGCCTTGTGATATTCTCCTGTCCAATTGTGGCGGATATTCTCTCGGCCATTTCCTCTGTTAACTGCTGTACCACACTCGGAGTCCAATGTGGACAATTGCTGCATAGTCCACTATGCACACGAGCTACACAGCTTGTACACTCAGGCATAAGCTGTTTAATCATAATGGCCATGCGGCTTTTATGTGTTCTAGTGTGTAACATTTTTTAACAGTTTTACTTTTGTTCTTTTATAAGCTAAAGTACAAAATAATCTTGATATAAATCACTGTTTTACAGACTTTAACATAAAAATTTTTCACTGGTTTATTGCAGCTTTAATATAAAAATATAAAGCTCTAAATGCCTCGAAAATATATGAAATTTCATTATTCTCGTTCATTCTCTCCTCATTTCTTTTTATAGATTTAGTTTACTATTATTCTCAAATAAAAGTGTCCTAGAAGCCAAGAAAATGAGTCAACTTTTTAGCCATAAATTTAACAGCTATTTATATAACTGCTTGGTGGCTTAAAGCTCAAGAAAGTCCATGCCTCAATTCATATTATAGGCTTTATAAAAATATATTGATAGATACACTTCTTTTGACCTCTATCGCGTCAAATTGAGTTAACCCATATTATAGTACACCTAAAACCTAAAAGTGTCCTAGAACGCGAAAGAAGCATGTTTCTATGAGTTTACATATTTTAACATAAATCACAATAATACAAAAATAGCTACATACTTAGATATGCAGCAAAAAAAGAGCCGCCTCTTTCGAGACGGCTCCATGGGAGAAACGGTGTCAGGTGGCTGTGTTATGCAAGTGACTCCTCTTCGGCTGTAGTCTCAGCAGGAGCTTCGGCAGTTTCTCCATTTACCTGACCGGCGAAATATTCATCCAGCTCCTTCTTTGCATCCTCAAGCTGCTTCTTTTTGGCTTCCAGCTCTTCCTGAGCTTTCTGCAGCTTCTCCTCTGCCTTCTTCACATTCTCCTCGCAGCGAATTACGCGGTCCTGAGGAGTAAGTGGAGTGCGGGTTGCTGCTGCCTCACGGCGCTCCAGATACTTGGCATTGAGCTGTGCGCCTTCTTCGTCGAACTCTTCGGCAATCTTAATGCCCCCGGCTTTCACAACCTTGTGCATAGTCTTCGTTGCAAGCGGATTGCCTTCAATAGGAGCCGGAACTGAAATGCGGTAGAGCAAGCGCTGAGCTCGTTTGTCAGGCACGATTGCCACGATACGGCCGATTACCATTTCAATGTGCTCTTCGCCGTTTTCATCTGTAGTACGGTATTTCTCAAATTCTACCGTTTTACCTACGTTGCCGATAACTTCGTTAACCTCTTCGGCAATTGCTTCCGGTGTCCATTCAATTTTGTCTACCGGGTCTTTTGCTTTGCAAGCGCGGGCTTTTTTCTTCGGCTCAACAACTTCGTCCAGAATACGAACAAGATTGCTGTCATGTACCTTAACGATGCGGCGTCCGTCGTCTGTCTTGATTGCATAGAGCACCTTATTGCTGCGCTTCTCTTCAATCACTCCGGCGATATAGCCGTCAACCCATTCTGCGGTGTTGAAAGGAACTGCCTGACAACGGTGGTTAACATTCTTCTTCAGCTCTTCGGCCAGTGCGTGACGCTCCTCATCGGTCATCTTTGGCTTTTTCTCCTGAGTTGCCTTGCTGCCATTGTAAAGCGGGTTGAGTCCGCCATTCTCTTCAGCTGCCTTGATAGCTGCTTCTTCCTCAGGGCTAAGCTGAGTTTCTTCTTCACTTGCAGGAGCGGCAGGAGTCTCTTCTGCGGTTGCCTCAGGAGCTGCAGGAGCAGCGGGGGCCTGAGCTTGTTCACGAGCTGCGAGTACGGCCTCGATAGCCTTCTTGTCTTCATCACTTGCCGTTGCTAAAAGAGCGTTCAGCTTCTTCGTTGCCATCTGCGAAAATTTCTTTGTTGCCATAATACTGTAAATTTTGAATTGTTATTAAAATGTTATTGTTTAATTTTGATATTGCAAATATACTATGTTTTTTTGAATTATTGAGCCGCTTTGGGAACTTTTTTCCAAGTTTTATGTTAAAAAATATCAATTGAGTTTCTTAAACGGCCCTAAGAGTCCAAGAGTACTTATATTATATCCCTCCTTGCCAAAATATTTATAAGCCGTATTTGCCAATCTTGATAGGCTCAAGGCTTCTGAAGAAGCTACTACAGTAAGCGCATAATCTGTTTCTTTAGATACTATTGCATAATCGCAAATTGCTTCCATGAAGCCGTCTAAGGCATCATAGTTATTATAAGCTTCAAGCCTATAAACTGTTACAAACATTTCTTGTTTTGCCATATCATTAAAGACGTTAAAATTAAACCTGTTATTGCTAAAGTTATATGCAGTACTTGCCAATCTGGTTGACCTTCTGCAATGCCTGTCATACCTATTAATAATAAAGTAAGACCTGTTTTGAAATTACGTTTTGCTGTATTCATATCATTAATTTTGAATTGCGCCGCTGTAGGTGTCGCTCCTAAACCGTTTCTATCCGCAGCGGCTAAGATTATTCATATTTTTGTGTTACACCAAAAGCACAAAGCTGTCTTAATACGATATACTTGCGCTTTTTAGTTTTGCACATTAAAGCTGCATATTCTCTGGCGTCTGCCTCATCATCAAACTGTTCAACAATTATAGGTTTGAAAATGTTTTCTGCGTCATACGCAATTGCTACAAAATAAACTACTTTTGTTTCCATATTCTTATTATTTATTAAGTTGTTTTTATTATAGTGGCTGTCACCATATCTTTTTAAGTATATGCAAATATACTACTTATATATTTATCTGATTACTGTTTTAAGAACTTTTTTCGTTAAATAATGTTGGTTATTTTACGCCCATTCTTGCTGCCGTGTTAGTATATTCTTAGAAATTTGTGCAAATATAGTCTCTTGCCGTATTTTACAATATACGCATAGCCATTTCTCTTGCTGCTCATATTATTCTTCTGTTTGTTTTCCATTGTTCTCTTGTATTACTTCTTGAATAACTGCTGCAAATCTCACTCCAAAGTTGAAATAAACGTCTTCGCCGTAAACTTTTACCTTACTTGTTTCTGGCCAGTCACGCTTGACGTTATTCAGCTTCATTCTTTCGAGCTCCTTGTCTGTAAGGAGCTCGCCTTCTGGGCAAACATCAGTTGCTTTCAGAACCATGTTATAAATTCTCTTGCTGCTCATATTCTCCTGTTTTTAATACCAAAAATCAAAGTTATTCTCCCGGCAAAAGTTTTCTGCTTCCGCCTCGTCTTTTTCATCTATATCAGCCCAATATTGCACAAAATCTGCGCATTCTGGAATTTCGCGCATTTCTTCTTCAGTATAGTATTCAGCCTGTACGTTTTATCGGATATTTATGCCGTTCTCGTCTACGGTAATTACCTCAACCAGCATTGCCTTGCCAGGTATTTCTCTTGTCTCGGTAATTTTCTTGCCGTCCTCTTCACGCTCTACTGTCTCCTTTTTCGGTTTGTCTTCTTTGTAGATACAGTAGGTATGTTCGTAGTAGCCGCGCAAATCGTCGCGTTTTGCCGCATCCTTGATGCACTCGAGGATATTTTTCTCGGCATAGTAGTGGCACTCACTGGCAAACATTCTCTCGCCGGTTATTTCCTCACTGTCAATTCTTACTTCTCCTGTTTCCAACATACTGTTTGGAATGTTCGTCAATACGAAACGATAATTTCTGTTTACTTTCATTGCTGTAATGTTTTATTGTTATTACTTATTTTATCTATACAAATATATTAATTATATTTGAACCGGAAAAACTTTTGAGCAACTTTTTGTGTTAAATTTTGTTTGTAATCTCAGTTGTTTCGTTCGTTATTTCCGATATGCAAATATACAAATAATATCCGAACTAGAAAAATTTTTGGCATATTTTTTCAAGCTATTTTATGGGTGCTAAAAAAATAACATAGGAAAATTCTCAGGCTTAAGCCGTGTTAAACCAGATGGTTGTTAACCACATTTAACATTCTGGCAGTTAGCCAAGTAGCACGTACAATAAATCTCAATATGGTGAGATATAGCGAGTCAGGAAATGTTAAATTTACGTTAAGAATTGTGGCTCCGTGGCTCAAAGGTGCTGAGCCGGCTCTGGCCAGAGTGGCTCCGTGGCTCAATCTAACATTTCCTAACCTGTTTTGAGCCTCTCAGCCATATAAACTATCATCGCAAGGATTTGAACGCGATACGGGTCACGAGATTAAGCCAAACAGGCTCAGAGCTATTCAATTCATTTGTTAAAGC